GTATTCAATATAGCATTATATTCTGGATCTTTTTCTATTTTTTCCCATAGGCTAGGTGCGGTTCTTGCCTTATACCAACGGGTTAGATTATCTAAATTAGAATTATGGTTCTTTTGCCACTTATCATACTGCATAGGTTGTATATTATCCCCTATACAATTTGCATAATAATTTTGATATTCTATAGGTCTTTTTTTTAATTTCATATTGTTTGATTATGTTCTAATCCCATATTATATGCAGCCTCTAACCATTCTTCCATTCTCTCTACGGACATACCATTATCCCATTCTTCTAGGAATCTATCATATCTTGTGGAATAATTCTCTATTTCATTCATCCATTCATTATAGGTCATATTAATATCCAAATGCTAATATACCACCCGCACCACCCCAATCATTATTTGATATGCCTACTATTCCTACATCATGGTGAGGATGTATTAATTCATAGGTGAATATGATAATGAAACACTCAAACATAATGTTTTCTATTATATACTGTATTGAATATCATCGTGGTATCACCTGTATTAAATACCTTGTGGAATTTTGAATGAGGCACTAGAATAACGTCACCAGCAGTCACTTGGTGTGCAACATCATCTATTAACATATAACCTTGGCCAAATACAAAGAAATACACCTCGTCTTGGTCATCATGGGAATGACCCATAGTTTCTTGATTTCTATACAGATGGACATTAGAGATAATCAGATTGGCTAGTTCTGTATTGTCATTAACAGTATATCTCTCGTTAGTTCTTGATTCGCCTGGTATACTACGGGAAGTGTATTTCATTAATGTAAACTCAAACTTTCTTGTTCTAGGGGCTTTCTCTTGTATGATTCTGATAATATCTGGCGAAACTCTTTACCACTCTCGCAAGCATCATTCATTCTCATCATCCTCGCCAATAGTATAGAGCTCAACACCAATGGACTAATATGATGCGCTTCAATGTACTTGGCAAACATATCATCTATTTCATATACTAATTTTTCTATAGTATTATCATTCATTTGTTGGCTCTTTTATAATAACGGGAACAGGAGGTTTTTTAAGCGTTTCTTCAATCGCTTCTTGTAATGTCTTGGTAGGTCGTGGCTTATACTGCGGATTAGAATAGGTTTCTGCCCTCATCCATTCGGGCAAGGGATTATCATCGTCTTCAAGCATTTGCTAATTCTTTCATTGCCATGTCTCGTATGATAGAAACCAATTGGGCATTCTCGGCTTTTAGTTTTTCATACTCAGTTTCAAGTACATGCAACCTATCATAGGCACTATCAATTAGCTTCTGTAGATATTCAAAATGATCCATAATCTCTTGATGCTGTGCTAGTTTACTCATCACTCACCTCATATGTGACCTCGTAACCACCCTTACGATCCGTCCACCAATCATCTTCATCCATCCAATCCCAATCAATGTCTACATCATTATTGAATGCAGCTTCAATGATATCTTCAATTGTTCGTTCACCCGATTCTAATTCATCCATAATCTCACCAATCTCGACCTCATCAAGGTCGGGATAAATGTCCGCTATCGTGTCTTCATCAATCTCAGCTTCGTATCGTTTTTCAACTTGATGCCACTCTGATTTAATTACTCTCATTTGATTTCTCCTTCTATTTGGTTCACTATATTCATTCAGTCCATCCTATCGTTTCGTTAAATCTTTTCTCTTGCATTGTCTTCTCACCCCATACTTTGCGTGGGTTGCCACACATGACACAATTAGCATTACCACAATTCATGGCATGCATCTTGCCGTATATGTGAGGTTTATCTGCAACAAGACCATGTGCCTTGGCAATACTCATCTGTTTGTCAATCTTAACAGCGTCATTGTATAGACGCTTGCTGTGTTTTTCTTTATCGGCTGGTTTGCTCATTGAATTTTAACTCCCAATGTGGTGGTGCATATATCTTGTGTTCTCTTATCAATATACGCATGATTGCTGCTGCTTTAACACACAATGCCTCGGGATGGCCATTGACTTCTAATTCATTAGCCAACTCTTTGGCTAATTGTAATTCATATTCGGTCACAATGATTTTACTCCTTTTGCTTCAACAACACGGTTTCTCAATTCTGTTGTAGAAAAACTATGCCGTCTTGTATTGAAATATACTGCCATTGGCAAATTGTATCCCGTAAATTGTTGGTCTTTATACTCTTCCCCAATGATGCGAACATCTATTGTATATGAACATAATATATCGATTAACTCTTTCTCAGTAGCATATGGTATCACTTCGTCAACATATTTGCAAGCCTGTAACTGGGTAAACCTTTCAAAAACAGACTGTACCGGCTTATTCTTCCAATCTCTATCGATGGTAGGGTCAGTTTGCATACCGACAATTAGATAATCACATTGTGTTCTCGCCTCTTTGAGCATCATTATATGCCCAGCATGAAACAGGTCAAAGGTAGAACAGGTAAATCCGATTCTCATTTTGTATTCGCTTTCGTCAACTCAGATGGTATAAACTTATATTGAGCATACTCAGGATCTTGCCTGAACTCTCTACGTTTATATATCGGATCTGGTTTAAATTGTTTCTCACTTGTCCATGATGAAGTCTTATACGCTACATTGGCTGTTGTACTGATATCAATCATTATATCACCCTTTTTAGTATAATACTGGCAATAATGTACTTATACCAATAAAAAATCCCGCCGAAGCGGGATTCTTAGATATACTCAGCGGGATCTAGTTGTATGACATAATTTATAAAATCAACTGCTTCATCCTCTTCGGTGAAGTGCCGTATAATAGTATGGCCGGTATGATTAGAGGTAAAGATTAAGAGTATACTTGATCCGTCTTTATTGACGGAAAACTTGATAATCCAACCGTTTCTTACAATAGGTTGCCATGACATTATTTTAACTGAATGTCTAATATAGTTAGCTGATGGTATTGTTTTGTTCTTCATATTCTCCGACCACATAGTCAAAGAATATTTATCGATTACTCAGCTTTGGCTGTAGTAGGTGACTTGAAGTTTACCAATGAGTCAGCAAAATATGTTACTAGATCAATATACGCTTGAAATACATTTTTAGTGAATTCTGTTTCAGCATCAATGTATGATTTAGCTAGTTTGTTCAAATCATTGTCAAGAATGACTTTCTCAACGATTGATTTCTTTGTTGTTTGAATTGTTTCGATATAGTTAATTGGTGTGAACATAGTTATCTCCTTTAGACGATGTTAATTAATACCAGTTTTTGCTTGCATATGATGTACGATATTCTTGAAGTGTCTCTAATAGAAACTCAAAATATTCTGCTACTTTTTTCATATGTACCCCCTCTGTTGTTTTCTTTCGAAATCACGGATGTGACTTTCTAATTGAGATGCATCAGTAATATGTCTACTTCTCAAATAACTTTCGAGCCTTGATTGCCCGTATGCCTTGAAAATTCTTTTTAGGAATTTTATCATAATGTCTCCAAATTGTGTTTGAATTAGTAAAAACGATAATAGTGTTTCTACTTACATATTTATACATTTTTATACTGCAATGCAACAATTTAGAGGGTAAACTTTATAATTTGCCTATGACATGTGCCTTGTGTATCTTGCATGTGACCCATGAATTATAATAATTCTCAGTCAACAAGGCACCTCGGTTGAATATCTCTTGTGTTTCTCTATACGAGCACTCAGACCTACTGGCGCATAGGTAAAGTATCTCACGGTGAAATTGATTTGCACCGTGTTTGGCTACATCATCTTGTAGCTCTTTATTTGAACCATAATAGTCAAGCCAGTCCGATGTTACTCGGACTTTCTTGATTTTGCCTTTGGTTTGTTTGCGGCCTGATTTAGTAAAGAACTTCTTACCAATATACTTTCGGCCGTTAGATAGGTTTGTGATGCAATACACAAACCCAAATGATTTACTTATTAAATCTTCTGTAAACTCAACACCATTATAATGCCACACTATTCATCCTCATCATCATACTCCTCTGATTCAAGTATGTATGCTGAGCAGAATGGGCAATGTAATGGGTCACTTTCACAGACTTCAGGATCATATCTAATCGTGAATTCTGAATTACAGTCTTCACAAATGTGATGTATCGATGCCATTATTCAGTTGCATTTGCACCACATTTGGCACGTTTCGCATTAGTTAGTTTACCAAAATCAACTGGCCATTCTTGACCTGGTTGTAATTCTTTTGCATTGGCTGGAAAAGCAAACTTGATGCCAGCTTCTGCCTCAATCTGTGGAATAGGTTTACGGAACTTAGTTAAATCATTACCTAGATTAGGGTACGGTGCAATGTGTGGGAATGTCCAACCTGCAACAGCACCTGTACTGTTATTAATTACAATTTTGTAATATCCATGTGGCACTAAAACTGAATTGCCAATTACTTTATCACCAGCGCCATAGAATGCTCCAACGTATATAGTAAAAGGTTGGTTCAATTGGACTGCCCACCCTCTGACGGATGTCTCTAATAACTTCCATATTCCTCGATTTAACGATCCGGCTTGCGGATACATGTTTGTCATTAAAAAAGATTCATACTCCACTTGTGCTGACCATGATAAGTCACCATCTGGTGCGGCATGCCCCTTATCGTATCCTGTACCAACATAATCATCAGGTTTTGCACCGCCTTGTACTGATTGATCCGCAACAAATGCATTAGTGCGTGGGAAACAACCAAGTGCTTTAGCAGGTTCTAATGTGTATGCAACATAAGCAGGAATCTTAACTGGTGCATCATATGCCACCAAATAAGCCTCACGGCAGATTGGTTGTACTGGTCTCTTTACGGATGCAAAACCGTATGGGCTATGCACTTTACATGCATCTACAGGATTGGGTGCCCGTTGATCCCAGGCAAAGGCAGCACTACTGAATAGTGCTAGTAATATCAAAAACTTCTTCATATTATCTTTCTTATTGTGTGCAGGTTCTTGTTCTAGTTATTGTTCCATCAGGATTCTGCACTTCAGTCCATATTGAACAAATTGGTTGCACCGGAATTGGCTGTTGTATCTCATAACTACAACGTATTCCAGGTGACGCACATGTTGGTATTTGTTGTACAATTACAGGTGGTTGTTGTTTTGCAATCTCATAGCCAATCACACCACCTATTACAGTTGGTGCAACCCAAAACCATGAATTGCCACCACCATGGCGCCAATAACCATGATGATGTTGTGCTGATGCTGATAATGAAATCAACATCAACAATAAAAATAGAATTTTCTTCATGCGGCTTTACCCCATACTTCTTCCCAATTACCACTCAATGCACCCTTGGCATAATCTGTGGCTCTGTTCTCAAAGAAATTGGTGTGTGTTGGTGCATTAATCATTTCTTCAACCCATGGTAATGGATTTTTCTTAACTTTAAACACACCCTTTAGACCAAGACTAATCAATCTACGATCAGCAATGTATCTGATATATTTCTTAACATCTTCATTTGATAGGCCTTCCATCGGACCCATTTCAAATGCCAAGTCAATGAATTTATCTTCTAATTCAACCATTTTCTCTGCGATAGTATATATGCGAGACTTTAGATCATCATTCCAAATCTCTTTGTTTTCTTCTATGTATGTACGGAACAACTTAATCATAGACTCACAATGTTGTGTCTCATCTACAATAGACCATGTAACGATTTGACCCATGCCTTTCATCTTGCCTGTGCGTGGGAAATTCAACAACATAATGAATGAACTAAACAACTGCATACCTTCTGTGAATGCAGAAAATACTGCAATGTGTGTAGCCGTATTTTCTTTGGTTGTATTCTGTGCAGACAAATCCATGACATAATCATGCTTGTCTTTCATCGCCTGATACTCCATGAATTGATTGTATGTGGTATCGGGTAATCCTAATGTCTCAATCAAATGTGAATAGGCTGCAATGTGTAGTGCTTCACGAGCCGCAAAGCCTAATAGCATCATGCGTACTTCAGGCTGAGGAAAATAAGGAAGATAATTGTTAACATAACCACCGGCAACATCGATATCGCCTTGAGTAAAGAATCGAAATATGTTTGTGAGAAATTGTTTTTCTTCATTAGTTAGTTTATTCTTCCAGTCTTTTACATCTTCAGCCATTGGTACTTCTGTATGTAACCAATGACTTTGTTCATGCTTCAACCAGGCATCATATGCCCATGGATAGTTGAATGGTTTAAATGCATCTCTGCTGTCTGTTAATTTTGATTTAGTTTTCATTTATTCTCTTTTTTAAGGTTATTCGTACATAACTGTATTTGTATCACCCAATGCCCATTTTAAATTTGCTTCTACGGACCATTTCTTTGTTGCGACTTGAAAATCTGGCATCTTCAATTCTTTTGGATTACTACTTGGTTCAAACACAATCAATCTATTATTTGGTTGAGCAGCAAACTGCCCATTATCACACATAATGAAATTATAAGACTTGTGGTCTTCGATATCTTCAGAAAACCCTGTATCAAGTACGTTAAAATCAGGATGAGCAGAATCAACTGTAAACATATAAACACCATATTGCCAATTTCCATTCTTTAATTTAAACTTACACTTCATT